AAGAGGACACTCAAAGGAATGCCCTCTCGTTTGTCATCTATTGTCTGAAGACTTCTCAGCGTCCGCCAGTGACCCCCACGTATTATTGTCCTTGGGTCAGGACATATACGGATTATCGGCTATGATTTTGCGGAGTGTCAAGGGTTTGTATTTCACGATGTGAGAAAGTTGTTACATGTAACATAAACGAGTCCGTAAGCCGGATAATGCTTCATTTATGATACATTAGCTGCGCCTTTTGTATATTATACGAAACATTTTCCGATGGTCTGGCTTAATGCAGCTCGTCTAGCCCTATAAGAGAAAAGCTCCGCATGATTTTTCCAACCAGGTCTCGATTTTTGAAAAGGCCCATTTTGGGTATGATCGTGCCTTTTTTGGGTAGGCTCTAGCCCCTTGCACTAGCAAGGAAATCCCCATAGAGCCACTTTTTAGGCTCTGTAATAGGTTTTGCCCTCGTCTGAGGGTTACCTATTGAGGGACTAAAGGAAAGCCCCCTGAGGGGCTGCTATAGGGTTCTAGCGTGTCTGTCTGAGTATCTGCCCATCATGGATTACCACGCCCCCATACCTCAAGGCGAAGTCCTCAGCTTTGCGAAAGGTGGCGAATTGGATCGAGCACTGATCCCCTGACTTGTCGAGATAGCACACAATGTAGGGTGTGTTCATGCGACCCCCAAATCGTTCTCTAGTTCTGTTGTCTTGTAAATGCTATTGCTTACCCCATAGACAAGAGCGTCCATATTGTCAGCATCCTCGTACGCCAACCCATCTACCTTGTTAATTGCTTCCTGTTCTGTCTCCGCTTCTACAACCCATTCAAATTCAATTATCTGTCTTACGCTAAATGTCTTCATAGTGTTTCTCCTTGTTGTGTTTGACTAAGACTGTCTCCCGACAGTTTCGGGTCATCAACCCTCATCAGTTAGCCTTTAGAAGTTCTCGTAAATCACCTTTTTACCGTCGTCGATAAAGGAATACCAAAAACCATTCTGACCAATATATTCTGAGATAGCCTCCTTGATTTGTTCAACTGTGGGGTTTTTGAAAAGTGTTACGGGATACGACTTCAAAAACTCGTCCAAAGTGCTTTCTGTAAAATCGCAGCAAATTGCAATACCGTCATATTCAATCTGTTCAGGATCCATTGAGTCAAAGTAATCGAACAATTCGCCCAAACCCTCCCAACTGAAATTTTCAGGGCGGATACTTTGCATCTGAAAGCGAAATTGATCTTTGTTGAGTGTCATTGTGATAGCCATAGTTATTCTCCTAGTTATGCAATACGTTTAACAAACAAAACACCGCTATAGTCTGAGCAGTCAGCAACCTGACCAAGTTCTAGAGCGTCAATCATTTGGATGTATTCCTCAAACCATCCGTACTCTTCGGTGATCATATCTAACCCGATTGTGAGTGTTTGGGGCTTGACATAGCCCTCACCCCAAGTTGCTTCAAATTGTTTCATATTGAATCTCCTAGTTACATTGAAAGAAAAACTACAAGGGCAAACCAAAAGGCAAACGCTAGGGCAAGTCCAAGGGCAACCTCTGCCCATGTTGTGCCCTCAATACCTATAATCTTATCGATGAGCTTCAGCATTATGCGTTCTCCTTTACAAATTCCTTAGCGCAGTTGAGCATCAACTCTTTTGCCTCTTTGTTGTTGATCTCGCCACTATCCAACTGTGAGTAGATATCGTTCACAGACTGAAAGAGATCCTCAACGTTATATGTAGGCTCTTTAGGTGTGAATCCCTTTGCAAGTAGGTATCCATAGATGAATGGGACAATGTTGCCCAAGTCGAAGTTCTGAAAGGTTGTGAAGTGTCCCTCGATGTGATCACCAATGCACTCCATACCGTCAATGGTGTCGTGGTCGATGTGATACACACCAATATCGAAGGATTCTCCCTGTTCAGGCACCTTTGTCCAATCGTTGTTGATGAGCACACCTAGATCTAGATCTTGAAAGGTGATCCAAATATGCTCACACCCTCCGCCTGTGCTTATGTTGTCAATCTTGTGTTTAATCATTTTGTTTTCTCCTAGTTAGAATGGCAATTGCCACACACAGATATTAACGGATTAAACAAGCGTTTTTGTTTCGCATTATGACAAAAGGCCTTAGGGCAAACCCTGGGTTCGAAAGGCAACCGATGTCATGACCTCAAGAGGGCATCAAGGAAGGCGAGAGGTTGAGCGTGTGGTTGTCTTGAGGTGAGGCTTGAGGTTGTCTTGAGGTTGTCTCTCAGAAAAAAAAACGACTGATGGGAAGACAGAGGAAGGTGTTGTATTTACGCAACACATACCCCGTGCTCACCATCGGAACCCCAATAGATGAACGGCAGAGGATCTTTAATCCGATTCTACCCTAGCAATATTAATGGGTTATGCGGATTGTGCCATTACTTGTGCCCACGATCCGATCATATAGGCACGATCCCATAGGGAAAATTGAGGTCATAGGGGGGAAAGCCAAAAGAGGAGGTTAGTGGTACCTCTCTCAAATTTTTGTAATAAAACATTTCAGGGTGGATTCCTGACTTGGATAATGGTCATACCCCTTCAAGTTCACCTCTAGTCTCTCCTAAGGCTTACCTAAGGTTTATATACTACTATATCATCATAGATATATAACCTATAGATCACTCTATAGACAACCTATAGTCTCTTTAGGTTCTAAAGTGACTCTATAGGACATCCTATAGTCCATTCTATAGGTCTATCTTATAGTTAAACTATAGGTTCTCCCCTCCCCCTATTCAAGGACTATAGGAATTGTCTTATAAAACAGGGGGTTAGGTCACTTCATTTTAGTCGCTATCTTACAGCCTTGTTTGTCGCTATCCAGGACTTCCCTCTAGGCTTACCTCCAAGAGCATTCTTCATAAACCCTTGAAGTTCCTTCTTGAGGAATTCCGACTTGTATTGAGCTACTGCCTTGTCATTGTCTCTGGCCATATGCTCCACCCAGTACCCTACAGCCATCGCTAGGGCGTCTAGACGGTCATCATGAATCAGAGCACCTCGATCCTTGGTGATCCTGGTCATCTGGTAGATGAGGGAGTACTTGGGATCCTGAGCTGACTCAAAGTCCTTACGGATCATCTCCTGGTCAACTATCAGTCTGTGTTGAGACATGACAGGCTCTAGGGTGTCTATGATCCTCATCTCCTTCTGAGTGGAGTGTTTGACTTCTTCAATCAAGCACTTATGGATCCTAGCCATCACTGGTGTCAGGAGCTTGGTGTACATACCATCACCGAAGTTAGCTTCGACAATGACATGGTTCACCTGGTGCATCTTAGCCAACCTAGCGAGGGTCTCTAGGGTCTGGTCTGAATAACCACCCATAAGACCACCACAAGCTACCACGTATTGATTTCCAGCGAGCATCTTGACGATGGCATAGCCTGTCTCGTCTGAACCCCTACCAGAGGGGTCTATGGCCATCACACAGCCTGTGTACTCAGCCATATCCTGAGAGTGCCACATGGGGCGATAGAACTTGTCCCCTGTGAGAGCCACATTGGGGAGGTCATTGATGACCAGCTCAGGAGCTGCTGCCCAGGCTACCTTGAGGTGAGCCATGGTTGGGTTCAGGGACTGGACAACCAGGTCAGAGACCTTCAGGGGGTACCTGTCGGCATCACTCAGAGAGGTGTCGAGCATGAACTGTAAGGCGAACCCTGCCCTACCGTAGGAGGCTCTCCGTTCTAGGAGGTCTTCCTCACCGAATCGCAGGGGGTCTGTAGCCTTCCCTACGAGGCTAGGGTCCTTCTCCAGAGCCAGAGTGATCCAAGGGGCTAGTTTGCCTTGGTAGGAGAGAACCTTGGGGATCTCTGGGTACTGGGCTGGCCAGATACGGGTCTCATAGCCCCTCTCCCCGAGGGAGTTGTACAGGGACATCTCCAACTGGGGTGTACCCAGATAGATGATCCTGGAGCTATCCAGAGGCTTGAGAATCGAGTCAAACTCCTTGACCAACTCGGAGAGCTTGTCTCGCATCATCTGAGTGGCTGAGTTGCCTGGTGTCTCGATATCGTCAGCTACGATGATATCCGCACGGGATCCGGTGAGCTGACCAGTGACACCAATGGATTTGACCGAAGGGGAATGGTCGGCAATCGCAGGACCCACGTCAAAAGCGATTACAGAGTCTCTTTGGCCTTCCTTAGGACGCAAGTGCTGAAGGATCGGTACTTCATTGATCAATCGTTTGACGAAGGTGGAGAAGGCGTCAGCCCTCTCCTTTGAGGCAGAGACCACCAAGATCTTCTTCTGGGGATCGTTGAGGAGGATCCAGCAGACGAAGGCTGAGGTTAGAAAGGATTTCCCTACTCCCCGGAAAGCCTCAATAATGGATCGCTTAGGACCATTCTGGAGGTACAGGCAGATGTCATTCTGTACGGGAGTGAGAGGTGGGAGGTTCAGGTGTTGCCATATGACATGGGAGAACACCCTGAAGTCGGATAATACTCTGTGTTTAGAATCCATTTGGAGGCGATTAGAGGCATCTTAGAGACGTTTTCAGGGTCTCCCTAGGGGGTAGCCTAGGAAAACCGAGAAAAAGCCTCTATGAGCCGTTTAAGAGGTTTTACGAATGGGGACGATGTTCTCGTCCTCGAATACGGGTAGATCAGCCAGGGAATGAAGCGGAGATCCCTCAACTGAGACGGCCTCGATCTTGTTGTCCTTCAGGAATTGCCGGGCAACGTTGAGGATAGCCGCTGGAGGAGGGATCTGATTTCCTGCTTCGTCCACGTACTCCTTGACAATGGCATCCTTCAGAACCCTTGCCAGCTCGCCATGGAGTCCAGCCAGTTCTTTTTCGTCTGCTTTGTTCATAGGAATACCTTTATGACTTTATCGACACCCATCGCCTGACCCATAACGGCAATGATTGCGCCAAGGGCGATCCATTTGATCTGGGCGAGGGTTTTCTCGATGGAGACTAGAGACTTCTTGAGACTGTCAGAGATGTCTGAAAGTTTCTTTAGGTCGTCTGCGTGGTTGTCTACTCGTAGCTCTAGTTTGATAACACGGTGTTCAAGCTGTTCCATCGGTTACTCCTCATTAGGAGCATCCGCTGGGAGCGGTGTGTTGCCCTCTTCGAGCCACTTTAGGTATTCTGGAGTATTAACCAAACAAGACTCTTGCTCTCCATTTTCCAAATTACGCCAAACAACATCTTCAACCCCAGTTAGTTGATTTTTGATTAACTTCCATTTTGGCTCAATCATAATTCACATCCTGTAAATTGAAGTGTTCCTGTTGTGGTAAGTGTATACATTAAATTAGCTGTTAATCCAGAACCACCAGATAAATCTATAACTGCTACATTCATACTAGAAGAAGAGTTAAAAGAAACTGTTGAAAAAGAGATTCCGCTAATTGCAAAAGATCCTGATGTTGTTATCCCCGTTGGGGCAGTTCTAGGAGTTACAAGATATGGAATCATAGCTGAAGCTACTGTGCCACCAGAACCACCTCTAGCCCAGCTAACCATTTCGGCAGAACCAGATGCACTTCTGAATATAGGTAAATACCTCTGACACAACGCCAATTCCTGCCCATAAGGTCTGAACTCAAAAGGCGTAGCTGTAGAGCCAGCCTCAAGCTGGACACCTGTGATGTTCCAAGTGGCACCGTTTGTGCCGATTAGCGAAACAGAGCCTGTAGCACCAAAGAATCTATTGCCCCATGCTCCCGCAGTTCCTAAGAAATCCGAACCAACACCTAAACTCCAGTTGATTCTGATACCTACTGCGGTTCCTTTTTCCCACGTTCCGCTTGTATCTCCGGCAATAGTGATAGTTTTGTATTCCCAGGTGTTAGCCGAGCTGATCGTGTATGTAAATATGTATGAGCGGCTATTGGCATTATTCTCCAGCGACCCGCTGAATGTGCCAGTTAAACTGGACCGGATCCAAAACGATAGCGTAACAGTCTTGGCGGCAGCAGTTCCCCATCCTAGATCTGCAACATTATTACCTTCGATCGAGTGGTAGAACAATGCGTATTGCGAAGCTGACAGCGAGGTATCTGCTGAGGTGACGGTTACTTGTACAGAGTTCGTAAATCCACCAGGGGCAGTCGTGACCTGCTGTGCTGTGTATGCACCATCGGTAGCGTCGTCACAACGGAACCTATCTGTGATGAAAGGCGAATTATTGTTCACCGTAACACTAGCCCCAGCATTACGCTGGTCAATCGTCATCGCACCGTTGATGATCTTATTTCGAGAGGTCAATCCCTGAGCAGCGACTGAACCGACATTTGCGAGGTCTCTCGCTTTACTCATAATGAAATTCCTTTATTAAATAAAGAACGCCAAGGGTTGTCACACCCCTGGCTAACTTGTTGATTTCGCTTAGGCTACTTCGGATGGAGCATCCGCTGTCAAAGCTTTCAGCTCGTCTAGCGTTGCAGCCTGGTCAGCCAGCTTGGTGACATCCCTGAGCCGTTGTTTTTCTGCAACAATGGCGGAAGTGTCCTCGCCCGATTCCAAAGCCCGTTGAAAGGCTACGTCTTGTGCCTGGAGCAAAGGAGCACGTTCGAGCCGCAAGCGGTCCTTAGTGATGGCTTTCGCCTTGTCAATGTTGATGACGATCATTCTTGGTACTCCCATGCGTTACGGAAAGTTCGATCTTCTGGAATGTCAGAGACATCCACGATCTGGTAAGGCTTGCCTTCAGGGACATCCTTCGCAGCCAGTTCTTCAATCGTGTGGTCTTGGAGATACTCAGGAGAAGGAATTACGATAGCTACGCCACCATCATCAGTAGGGTAAACAATACGTTTATTCATTTATTGGCTCCTGATTAACGGAATACAGCAAAGGTTGCAAAATCTCCATCTTCAGCCGAAGCACCCGATGTGATAGTAATTATGCGAACATTGCTTGTGGTTGGGTTTTGGTCATGTCTTATGTTTATCGCTCTTGCTCTTGATTGATCGGTCTGACCTGATTGAGGCTTTATCATTCCACAGCAAGCATAGTTTGCATCAGGCATTGCATTGGAAAAATTTACTGTGTAGTCACCAGCACCATTATCTGTAACGCTGGACACATTACCAGAAGCACGAATAGCTCCGTTCGATGATGTAAAAGTGACCCATGCACGACAGCCGTATGCAGTAGCGACTGAGCCGTAACCTGAGTTGAAACGGAGGTTGTTTGACGAGTCAAGACGCATACGCTCAACATAAGAACCACCACCACGAAACACCTGATCACCACCTGGGAGGTTATCAATGTAGGTGTTGTTGTCCGTGAAATGGAACATGTTGGAGCCAGTTGCCCCAGCAGAGGTTTGCATATTGACCGAACCACCACTCTGCACCGTTAGACCAGCGGTACTTAGACCACCCGTCATCGTGTCACCAGCGGTGTTCACAAAGCGAGCATCAGCAGCAGCTTGGGTATAGGTATCAGCCACCAAGAAGTTACCGAACGCATACACGTTCAGTTCGTCACCAGCAGCAGCGGCAGAAGCCAACACGATAGACGTACCATTAGATGCCGTGAAATCAGAAGTCTCTTCGAGAAGCACACCATTGAGTGCAACCAGAACCGCACCTGCGGTATAAGCTAGAGTTCCACCGACAGCCGCAGCTCCACTAAATGTGGTCTGACCAGCAGTCGCATTGAACTGGAACTGAGCCAATGTAGCTACAGAAGCAGAGCTTGCATCTATCCATCCTGATGCCGTGTAGACACGCATCTTGCCAGTTGTCGTATCGAAATACAGAGCACCAACAACAAGCGCATTGCCGTCGTTATCAAGAGTAGGAG